GCATCAACGTGTGATCATTCCTATGATTTGGGAAGGTAACATTATTGGCTACACTAGTCGTGCATTTGTAGACGGAGTTAAACCCAAGTATTACAGTCACTATGAGCCTAACTTTGTGTTTAATACTAACAATCAACAACGTGATAGTAAGTTTGTTATTGTATGTGAAGGACCTTTTGATGCGATGTCAGTAGATGGTGTTGCTATCATGAGCAATGAGTGTAGTGAAACGCAGGCTGAAATTATTGAAAGCCTAGGCAAAGAAGTTATCGTAGTAGCAGACAGAGACAAGGCAGGTGCTAAATTATTACAAAATGCAATGGAGTACGGCTGGAGTGCTAGTTTTCCTGTGTGGCAAGAAACCTGCAAAGACATTAACGAAGCTGTAGTTAAATATGGTAAGCTATTTGTGCTTAAGAGCATCTTAGATAGTAAAGAAACCAGCAGATTAAAAATTGAATTGATGAGAAAAAGACTGCATGCTTGATAAAATAAAAGGTTTTCATATCGAACCCACAAATATGTGTACTCTTAAATGTCCGAGATGTCCACGTACAAATTTTGTTGAACAGTTTAAGCCTAAAAATTGGGACAATCAAAATCTTAACCTAGATCATCTAAAACAGTTTTTAGATATTGACCTAACTGGAATGTCGATAGGATTAAATGGCAACTATGGAGATCCTATATATTATCCAAATTTGTTTGAGCTTATTGCGTACTTTAAAAATAAAAAGTGTAAAATATCTATACATACGAATGGTAGTTATAAATCAAAAGTATGGTGGCAAGAACTGGCTAAACTATTAGACCAAAATGACATTGTTAATTTTTCAATCGACGGAACTCCTGGCAATTTTACTACATATCGAATCAATGCCGACTGGACTAGTATCCAAACAGGCATAGAAGTTATGGTTAGTAGTCGGGCACAGGTTGTCTGGAAATATATTGTATTCAGCTACAATGAAGATACCGTTGATGAAGCTAGAATTATTAGTCAAAAGTTAGGAATGGATGATTTTGTTCTAAATAATAGTGACCGATGGGAAGATAATGATTGGCTTAAGCCCATAAAGTATGCTAAAATAGAAAATGCCAAAGACGGATTGTTATATAATAGCAGTCATGTAGGGGGTAGAGATTCTACTATTATTTTATGGAAACAGCATAAAATACCAGATAAAATTAATCCAGTATGTAAGAGTACTAATAATATGCACTTCATCTCAGCTGACGGTATTTACATGCCATGTTGCTGGGCCGGAGATTATAGATTTTATTATAAAAATGAATTTTATAAGAATAGAGAAACATACGATATAAGTAAAACTACAATATCTCAGATGCTAGCTACTAAATCTACACTAGATCAATATTATAATAATATAGAAATTAACAAGCCAGATTTTTGTACTTTTAATTGCGGAAAAATATGAGCAAAGACTATTCACCAGATTTACAAAAACTTTTTATCGAAATGATGTTGCAGGATGCACAGAGTTATGTGCGTGTGCAGAACATTTACAATCCAGAAAACTTTGACCGTAGCCTACGTGATGTGGCACGTTTCATCAAAGAGCATACAGATAAACATCGTGCTATGCCTACTATTGAGCAGGTTCAAGCAGTTACGGGCACAACACTTAAACATGTACCAGATTTAACAGAAAGCCACTATGAATGGTTTATGGGCGAGTTTGAGGGTTTTACTAAACGTCAAGAACTTGAACGTGCTATTCTTAAAGCCGCAGACATGCTTGAGAAAGGTGACTATAATCCTGTAGAAAAATTAATCAAAGATGCTGTACAAATTAGTCTTACTAAAGACATGGGTACTGATTATTTTAGTGATCCTAAAGCACGTATCGAAAAGTATTATAACAGCGGCGGGCAGGTAAGTACAGGTTGGCAACAACTTGATAAACTATTATATGGTGGATTTAGTCGCGGCGAACTTAACATCTTTGCTGGTGGATCTGGCTCAGGTAAATCGCTTGTTATGATGAACATTGCACTTAGTTGGCTGCAAGCTGGGCTTAGTGGTGTGTATGTAAGTTTAGAGTTAAGTGAGGAACTTTGTGCCTTGCGTACAGATGCTATGCTTACAGGTATGGGCACAAAAGATATCCGTAAAGATATTGACACAACTACAATGAAAGTGCGCTTAGTAAGTAAGAAAGCAGGCAACTATCAGATCAAAGGTTTTCCGGCACAGTCAAACGTTAACGATATTAGAGCATACCTAAAAGAATATCAAATTCAAACAGGTAAGAAAGTAGACTTTGTCATGGTAGACTATTTGGACTTGGTTATGCCAGTGAGTGCCAAAGTTAGCCCAAATGATTTGTTTGTCAAAGACAAGTATGTATCAGAAGAATTGCGTAATCTAGCCAAAGAACTTAATGTATTATTTGTAACAGCGTCACAGTTAAACCGTGGAGCAGTAGAAGAAATCGAATTTGACCATAGCCATATTGCAGGTGGTCTAAGTAAGATCAACACAGCAGATAACGTGTTTGGTATCTTTACAAGTCGTGCTATGAAAGAGCGCGGTCGCTATCAAATTCAATGTATGAAGTCACGTAGTTCAACTGGGGTAGGTCAAAAGATTGATTTGGATTACGATATTGACACAATGCGTATTACCGACAGTGGCGTAAGCGATGACGGGGAATTTAAATCAACAGCAAATAATATCTTAGGACAGATCAAAGCTGGTAGTACAGTAAATAAAGACGCTGTAGATAGTCCTAAAATCAATGCTAGTGTAGATAGCAGTAAACTCAAAAATATGCTTGCCGGCTTGAAGAAAGTTGAATGATAGCATATAAAGAAATTCAAGATGTTCATTTAGAAATCTCATCATTGTGTAATGCCAGGTGTCCGCTATGTCCTAGAAATTTTAGAGGATACCCATATAATGACGGGTATACTGAAACTAATCTTACATTGGTACAGTGCAAACATATTTTTACACCGACATTTTTAAAACAACTTACTCGTATTTGGATAAATGGCAATTTTGGCGATGCTGTTATGAATCCAGAAACACCAGAGATTATTGAATATTTTTATTCACATAATCCAAATTTAAAATTAGAAATGAGCACCAATGGTAGTGCAAGAGATAAAGAATTTTGGCAGCAGTTAGCAGGTAAGGTAACAATTCAATTTTGTTTAGACGGACTCAATGATACACATCATTTGTATAGACAAAATACCAATTGGTCTACTATAATTAATAACGCAAAGATCTTTATTAACGCAGGCGGGTCTGCTGTGTGGAAAATGATTAAATTTGAGCACAATAAACATCAAATTGAAGAATGTGAACGATTGTCAAACGAACTGGGATTTATTAAATTTGAATTAGTAGATCAAGGTAGAAATTCTGGACCTGTATATGACAAGCACGGCGAGTTAGTACATGTTATAGGAAATTACGCTGGCCAAACAGAATTTAACATTTTATTCAATAAAAAGAAAAACGATTTAGTATTGTTGGAAGATATTACTCCTAGTCAATGTACTAATTTAACATGTTTGACTAAAAAAAATAAATCAATATACATTAATTCACTTGGTGAAGTGTATCCTTGTTGTTTTACTGGATTCAATCCTAAGACATACGGTCACGGAGAATATTTACAAGCAATAAATGCACAAATAGCACCATTGGTTAAAAATAACAATGCATTAGAATATTCATTGGAACAATGTGTCACATGGTTTGACAAAGTTGAGCAGTCATGGTCTATAGACTCTTATGAAAACGGTCGATTAGTTGTCTGCTATGACAACTGTGGGATTGGATAAATATATTAAATTGGAGCAAGACCTTGCAGAAACGCACCCGCAGCATACTCACCGAATTAGACGAGTTACTCACCCATAAAGACAAGGATAACCTTCTCGAAAGTCGCGCCAACAACATTATCAATGGGGCTATTAATCTAATCAAGTATATTCGTGAAAACTACGAAGCTGAAACAGCAGGCGAATTAGAGCGTCGCCTTCTCAACGCTATCAAAGGTCAAGACCCTAATAAATTTACTCGAGGCATTAGGAAATTAAAAGATGAAGATTAGAGACATAGTTGTTGAGGGCTTTTGGAAAAACGTAGGTGCAATAGGTAAAGGAATGGCACAAGGGATAGCCGATGTTGTAGCACCTGGTGCAGTTGATGACCTATCTAAATCATTTAGACAGGCAAATGCCGCAAAGAAAGGTCAAAAAGGTGCTAGTAAACCTGGCAATGTACTTTACAAAGGTAACGAATACCAATGGCTAGGCGGCCAATGGGGACTAGTAAATCCAGCAACAGGCAAGGCAGTACCTGCTCCTAAAGAACTACAAAAACAATTAAATTTTATGTCTACTAGAAAAGGCCCAGCAGATTATCAGAAAGCAGCAACTGGCCAACAAACACAACAACAAACCACGTCTGCTCAACAAGAACCGCTACTTGCTCAAATTAAATTGCAAAGTAGCTCTCCACTGGTTTACCAATTTGGCAAAAGTAATATGTTTACTTTAGATGCCCAAGATAAATGGGTAAGATACACTCCAGGCAGCACTAAGCCGTCTCCTCTAGCAGATGTTAATACACAGCAACTATTAGACAAAGCTGCTCAACGAGATAATATCGATCTAGCAAGACTTAAACCAACCCCCACGCAGACGAAAGACAAAATAACAACAACTGATTCTACTAAGATTGCTAGTGTAACTACCCCATCGGGTGTGCGTGCTGATAAATGGAGCGACGGCGAGTGGACTACACCGGATGAGGAAGGGATGGATGGGTTTGTGGTAGATTCTGATGTCCCGCAACTCGAAGCACTATTAAAACAACAACAAGCCTGAGCATAATGCAACTATACGAAATTAAAAAACAAACTCCGCAGTGGCTACTCACAGAAAGTAAGAACACTCATCTTGAGCATTTAGAAGACTTGTTATTTAACAAGGGCTGGGCAGGAGCACAAGAAGCCTTAAACTATATCGATAGCCTACGTCATATGCTAGCAGAGGGTACAGGTACTACAACACAACTAACAGTCAAGTGGGACGGCAGTCCGGCTATTATCTGCGGTGTTGATCCCGAAGATGGTCGTTTCTTTGTAGGTACTAAAAGTGTATTTGCCAAAGGTACACCTAAACGCTGTAAAAGTACTAAAGACATACAGGGATGGTACGGTGATCAACCCGAACTAGCAGACATGTTAGAAGCCGCATTAAAATATCTAAGTAAACTAGGTATTGGTGGAGTAGTTCAGGGTGATTTGATGTTTACTCCTGGTAAACTTTCTATTGTAAACGTAAACGATGAAGATTGTTATGTGTTTACCCCTAACACAATTACCTATGCTGTTCCAGTTAACAGCAATTTAGGACAACGCATTGCTCAAGCACAAATAGGTATTATATTCCATACTACCTATGTAGGTGACTCAATTGACTCAATGACAGCACAGTTTGGTGCTAATGTCACTGGCTTTACACAGACTAAAGATGTATGGTTTGATGATGCTACATACAAAGACTATACAGGTATTGCTAGTTTAACACCACAAGAAAATGCTGATATAGAAAAATACCTAGCGGCCACTGCAGCCACTATGGATAAAATTGGACAACAACGCTTTGATGTTGTATTGACAGATAAAGAGTTTAATCGTATGATCAAACCCTTTATTAATAAACAAATTCGTGCAGGATCACAAATTAGTAATCCTACTAAATTCCTACAAGATTTTATTGACAATTATGAACAAGAAATGATGAAAGGTGTGGGCGATGATCTTAACTCTAGAGTGGCACAAAATCGCGTGGCTAAAATCAAAGCTAAAGAGCAATGGATAGCAGATAACAGCAATAACCTAATAGGCGTATTAGCTACTTACAAACGTATCATTGAATTAAAACACATGCTCCTAAACAAACTACAGCAAGTAGAAGGTATTGGTACATTCCAAAAGACTAACGATGGCTATAAGGTTACTAGCCCAGAAGGCTTTGTGGCTATAGGACACGATGGCGGCGCTATTAAATTAGTTGATCGTTTGACCTTTAGTAGAACGAATTTTCTAGCTAAAGCATAAATAAAAGTATGCGCGAAAGCGTAAAAACAATTTAGGAGATTTAAAAATGGCAACAATTACACGTACAAACGGTGGCGCACGCCCAGCAGATGGTAGTTCAGCAGGTAATGCACAAATCACAGGTCGTACCCTTACGCACTACACAGTTACTTCAGCAGGTATGTTTGCTGCTGCAGGTGATGCAGGTGCAGTAAAAACTAACTACTTAGCAGTTGGTTCAGACTATGAAAAACTAGTTTTAGCAATTGAGCAAATTGGTTCTATCGAACTATTAGGTACACCACTATCAGGTAACCTATTCCACGTAGCAATTTCTGGTGCAGCTCCAAGCCCAGCAACTGGTATGACATCTTTACAAGCATACTGCAATACAGCAGTTAACGGTTCAGGTGTTTCAGGCGCTACTGTAGCAGCTTTCACATACTAATCTAAACAATTAGTTACTGAATAGAAAAAGCCCTTTTTATAAGGGCTTTTTTATTGGCTATAAATACCTAGTGGCCAATCAATATCTATATCAAGGTTTTACGTTAATTGACATTACTCCAACAGGGGTAACTAATCACACGCCCAATAAAGACTTTGAACGAAACCAACAGCGTAATTGGGAAACTGTACAACAACTCATAGGGCTGCGTACACAACCTACTATATTAGAAACTGATAACTTTTCAGACCATGTACAAAAGGGATATAACTTTGGTATTAACTACAATGGATATCACCGCATTTGGACTTTTAAATTCGCAGTAGACTATGCAGACGTCTATCAAGCAGGACCTGATAGGTTTGGCCTGGCCAAATACGACTTCAAAATTACTCCCATCATCTTAGGGCTAAGTGAAACAGCTAAGCCAGAACTTGCATTGTTTTATCCTAAAGGCCCGTGGAATAACATATACTTTAAAACTCTAGTATAAACTATAAATACTAGTTGATGCTAAACATCATTTATTAAGGCACATAACAGGCAACCGATTAGGGCACATTATCAAGGCATCGCTTATTACAGGAAGCGACGTATGTCTACTGAAATTGAGAAGAAGAATCTAGAAGCCCACGTTGAAATTTGTGCCGTGAGGTACGCTAACTTGGAAACTAAACTACAAAATTTAGATGATCGTATGGACAAACTAGAACTCCATCTAGTAAGTATCAGAGACAGTCTTGAAGGACGAATGGAAGATCGTAGTAAAACCGTTATGGGTTGGACTATTACTATTCTTGGTGTCCTCTTATCAGCAATCCTTGGTTATATTGGCCACGGTCTTTTCAAGTAATAAATACTTGATATGAAGATAGTAGAACTCATCAACAACATACAATTACCAATTACTAACGAAGAAGCAGAAGTGCTTGAACGATTCGTTGGTGATACCCCCATTGCCAAAGGTCACTTAACAGAACGTGAGCAGGTGCTGGCTAATCAATTAACAGTTAAAGATGTTCTACTACGCACAAATCACGATGGCAAAATCTACTACAAAAAACGCATCCGCTAACGAATCGTTTGACGTAGAAAAAATCAAACGTTTTACCCAGCAAGAACTAGAAAAAATTACAACTGCATCTAGCGAGATGCCAGTATGTTATCAAATTGGCACGGACGTCTTAGTAGGCCGTTATCGTGTATTAAAGATAGATGAGCAGTGTTGGCGTGTTATGGAAGGTAACTCGCAACTATTT